CACACCTGCTAGCGGTTCCTATACGTTCGCTGGTGTCAATCTCGTTACACTTACGGGTAGTGGTAGAGGTGCAACTGCAGAAATCAGCGTCCTTAACGGTGCTATCGTTGCCTCTGGTGCAACCATCACCACAGGTGGTTCTGGTTATGCTGTAGGAGATGTTCTTGGAATTTCTACCATCGGTATTGCTACTATCGGTAGAGATGCCAAACTCACTGTAACTGGAATCGGAGTTACAAACGAACTTATTCTTGACAATGTTCAGGGTAATTTCGTTGTTGGTACTGGCAAGTCGATGAACTACTTCAACAGTGTTGGAGTTGCTCAGACATTAAATAATGACCTTCCTGGCGCTCCTGGTGGAGATGTTCAAATTTCCTCTATCGTTACCATTAACGATGGTCTGCATATGAACATCAGTCATAAAAACCATGGTATGTACTTCACTGGTAACAGTGTCAAACTGTCCGGTGTAAAACCAGATATCAAACCAACCACTCTTACTGCAGCATATCCAGCAGATTCCACCAGCGGTATTACAGTTGGACTTGGAGCAACATTCGCTACCTTTGAAAATGTTGGAGTTGGAACCACTAATGTCGGTTTACTGCTTATCGGGGATGAAGTCATTGAATACACTAATGTAACTGGAAACACCATCGGCGGAAACATTGTCAGAGGAGATAATCCTAAGACGTATCCTGCAGGAACTCCAGTATTCAAGTATGAGATGGGTGGAGTAAGTTTGAATCGTATCAATAGAACTCATGCTTTAGGTGATGTAACTGAGGCAGACCAATTCTCGTTTGATTCTTATAAGGTCAAGCTTGATATGAGTGCAACCACAGGAACCGCTAGAAACACTGATGTTGGATTCCCTCAGTTGCAACTTGGTCAAACCAAGTCTACTGGCGGAACTAAGGTCAGAGCGACCCAGAACATGCCATTTGAATTGATGACACCAAACGTTCATAACATGACGGTTCCTGGAACCACTATTACAGGTGAAGTTAGAACAACAACATCTAGAAGTTTTAGTGGAACTGAAACCCCATATTTGAACTCTGGATTTGAAGACATCGTTATCAATCAGAAGAATTACTTTGATTCTCCAAGAATGATTGCATCTAAGATTAATGAAGATGCAAATCTCTCTACACAACCAGGTTCTAAGTCAATGAATATGAGACTGTTCCTCAATACAGTTGATACAAAACTGACTCCTGTCATTGATACCCAGAGAGTAAGTGCTGTGCTTACCTCTAACAGAGTGAATAATGTGATTACTGATTATGCAACCGACTCTAGAGTTGATAGTATTGACGAAGATCCTACAGCATGTCAGTATATTTCTAAAGAAATCATACTTGAAAATTCTGCATCTTCCCTCAAGATTATTCTCGCTGCTCACGTTAATGTTGATGCTGATATCAGAGCGTTCTACTCAATAGCAAATGAACCTGGAATTGAACCTACGTTCTCACCATTCCCAGGTTATTCCAACCTTAATACTAGAGGTGAGGTAATCGCACCACAAAATAATAATGGTGAGTCTGATTCACGCATTATCAAGTCCACTACTTTGGCACAAGATTCTGCTTTGCTTGACTACAGAGAATATACCTTCACCATTGATGAATTACCTGCATTTAAGACTTACAGAATTAAGTTGAATCTTACATCAACAAACCAGTGTTTTGTTCCTAGAATTAAGGACTTGAGAGTGATTGCTTTAGCGTGATGGATTTTTATGAATTAGAAGGTAATAAGGATCTCGCAAGAGATCCTAAAACCAATGCAATTGTTAATGTGAATGGTCTTGACTACACTCAGTACCTCTCTACTAAAAATGTTAAATCTGAAAAGAATCAGAAATTACAAACAGTAGAGCAAGATCTTGCTAATATGAAGGGTGAACTAGATGAAATCAAATCGTTACTTAAGGAGTTACTAAATGGATCCCGATCAAATTGAACTTAAAAACTTGTCAAAAAGTTTTGCATATCAACAGATCGCAAGTGATATAGATAATTGTGAAGACCTTGAAATGCTTAAGAATATTGCAAAATCATTTGCAAAATTATATTATAAACAGCAAGAAACAATGTCGGTAATAGGACTAGCAGATGCCATCTAAAAATATTACTTTCGATCCAGACGCAGGAGTTCCTTACGGAGTAAACCTGACTATTCAAGGTGGTTCTGATTTTAATGCGAACCTAAACGTTTACACGACATCGAACGCTGCATTTGATCTGACTGGATATACTGGATCTGCAGCAATGTCGAAGAGTGTTGCTGTTGGGGCAACACTTGGAATTACAACATCTTTTACTGTTGGATTTACAAGTGCTTATGATGGCAAAATGAAACTTTCCCTTGGGTCTACATCGACTAGATCTTTGAATGAAGGTAGATATGTATATGATGTTATTGTAGCAGCAGGAGGGACCTTCTATACCCTTGCTAACGGCAACATATACGTTTACAACCCAGTATCATCAGCACCCTAAATACACTTAGGAAACTTGTGGAATAAATGGCGCAACCAGCAAGTAGAACGGATTTAATTAACTATTGCAAAAGGCAACTGGGCGCACCAGTGCTGGAGATTAATGTTGCCGATGAGCAGATAGATGACTTAGTTGATGATGCTCTTCAGTTATTCCATGAGCGTGACTACGACGGAACTATTCAGACTTTTTTAAAGTATAAGATTACGCAGGCAGATATAGACAGAGGTAGAGCAAGAGGAGGAGACAGCACTGCTGGTATTGTGACCACAAGTGCAACTTCTACAATTGACGGACAGTCTGTTACCTTTAACTTTGAAGAGAATAGCAACTACTTGCAAGTTCCACCACAAGTTATTGGTATCACCAAGATTTTTAGATTCGATGGAACTAACACCGTAACAAACAACATGTTCAGTGTTAAATATCAGATGTTCTTGAATGATATTTACTACTTCGGATCGACGGAAATATTAACCTATGCAATGACAAAGCGATATCTTGAAGATATGGACTTTGCATTGAATACAGAGAAACAAATTAGATTCAATATGAGACAAGATAGACTCTATCTTGATATTGACTGGGGATCTATGAATGTTGATGACTATTTAATTATTGATTGTTATCGCCTTATTGACCCAAATGATTTCACTAGAGTTTATAATGACTCGTTCTTAAAGAGATATCTCACTGCATTGATTAAAAGACAGTGGGGTCAAAACCTCATTAAGTTCCAGGGTGTTAAACTTCCTGGCGGAATTGAACTGAATGGAAGACAAATTTATGATGATGCAGAAAAAGAATTAGATAAGATTAAGGAGCAGATGTCAAGTACATACGAACTGCCACCTTTAGATATGATAGGATAAGATTATGCTCAATCCATTTTTTACACAAGGTACTACTGGTGAGCAAAATCTTGTCCAAGATTTAATTAATGAACAACTGAGAATGTATGGGGTGGATATTTTTTATCTGCCTAGAAAGTATCTTACAGAAAATACAGTCATCAGAGAAGTTGTTCAATCTAAGTTTGACACTGCACTTCCTTTAGAAGCGTATGTTGACAACTATGATGAATATTCTGGTGCTGGAAATATTCTATCCAAGTTTGGTGTTCAGTCTCAAGATGAAGTAAGACTGATTATCTCTAGAGATAGATTTGAAAACTATATCACTCCGTTGATTGAGGATCAATCAAACGTTAAACTGTCAACTAGACCCAAGGGCGGAGACCTTATTTGGTTCCCCCTTGATGATAGAATTTATGAAATCAAAGACGTAGAATACGCTAAACCATATTATCAATTACAAAACCTCTATGTTTATGAGTTGTATTGCGAACTCTTCAGAATTGAAGATGAGGTTATTGCAACGGGTATTGAAGATATTGACAATAATCTGATTGGTGAGGACTATGATGGTCTTACTGATGATGGCATCAATACTGTTCAGGGAGCAACTCAAACACTTACATTGGTCGGTGCTGCTTCCACTGCTACTGCAACAGCAGCAATATTCGATGGTGGTGTAAGATTCTTTACCATCACTAATAGGGGCGGTGGTTATAGTAGTATCCCCACAGTTGGCGTGTCTTCCGCTCCAGCAGGAGGGACTACCGCTGTTGGTGTTGCCACTATGATTGGCGGCATTAATGTATGTAATTTGAATGTTAATCCTAAAGACCAGTCTGTACAAGCAGTCAACGTTGTTAATTCTGGTGCAGGATACACTGTAGCTCCTTCCGTTACGTTTAGTGGTGGTGGAACTAATGGTGTTGGTGCTGCAGCAACCACCACTATCGGTGATGGTGTTGTTGGCATCATTACAGTTACTTCTGGTGGTGGAGGATACACCGAGAAC